ATAAATGCGAAGGCGCGTTCTTTTGGATGAATGACCATATTTCAATTTTTGTGGCGATTTTGTGGCAACGTGGTGAAATAAATTGTATATTTGCCCTATGATGTTTGATTTTATTAACGGTTTAGCGTTTTCATTTTTAGCCACAAATTAGCCACAAAGTTATGGCACTACATTCTCCAAAGGACTTCCAAGATTTTTGTGGCATTTCGGTTAAACACTTTTCTACCTATGTAGGGAGGAAAAAAATCGTACTTTCTGGTGGATTGGTAGATGATCGAGATCCAGTTAATGCTGCTTTTATTCAAAAGCGATTAAAAATTAAAGAGAAATCCCCAAAGCCTGAAGCAAAAAAAGAGGAAAAAATAAAAAATGATTCAAAATCAGAACCACAAAAGGATAATAATCCTGGGGAATATTCCGAAATTGATCGGGAAAAACTGCCATATTTTGAATTAGAACGACAAAAAAAGCTGGCAGATCTAATAAAAGTTGAAGCCGATACCCGCCTTTCTTTATTAAAAGAGGAGAAATTAATGGGACTTTCTATCCCAACCGACCTGGTTAAGTCGTTAATTTCCCAATTATCAAAATCAATCATCTCCAGTTTTAAAGATGGAGCCGATGGTTTTCTAATTGAGATTTCAAAATTGAAAAGTTTGAATAATACAGAAGTTGCAGAAATGCGTGGGCAACTTGTTAGGATAATAAATAATTCTACTGCTAAAGCAATTAATGAAAGTAAAATTAACATGAAGGCAATAGTTAATAACTATTCTGAAAAGAAAGAAGTGGGAGAGCATGAATAATGGGGATGAAGTCCATTTTTGGAACGGATGGTAGCCATTGCACCTAACGGTTGGTGCTTGTGGCAGTAATAATCATTTAAAAAAATAAACATGGAAAACGTAAAAAGATTTATGGAAGAATTAAACAGAATGAAAGAAGCAGCATATAAAGTAGAAGGGGGTGGCTTATATGCAGAAGCACTTAATGATGCTATTAAAACAGCACAAAGATTATTGCCACAAGCCCATGTTAGCAAATCGTTGCTTACCTGCAAGAACTGTGGTGATTGGTATGGAATTAATATTAACCACCAATGTTTTAAATGCTTAAAACCATTATGGTAAGCAATGTTTGCTAACGTTTGAGCCTTGGTGCAGTAAATTATTTTTTAGCGAAGGAATTTAAAACTTAATATAAAATGGAAAAACAAGAAGTATTAAACGGCAAAAAAAGTATTGCTGAATTTATGGGAGGTAAAGAAGATTACTACCCAAAGGGATTACCGAAATGGACAGAGTTTGCGGGTGCTTGGGAAAAGCATTTAGACCAATTTGATTATGATAAAAGCTGGGATTGGTTAATGCCTGTGGTAGAAAAAATAGCAGAGGATTACGATGTAAGAATAACGTGGATGCCAACTGCGCTTAATGTTACTTACATTGACAGACCCGATGTAAGCGAAGGAGAAGTAACAAGTATGGGGGGAATGACTGCGATTGAAAATACTTTTGTTGCCGTTGTAAGATTTATTGAATGGTACAATACTAAAAGCGTGGGCAGGAAAAAATAATTTATTGCATCCAAGCCTATGTTATGGCATCGTTTTAATGTGCCATAACTACTTTATAAACGCAATAAAACCAAATGAAAACAATAACAATATCAATTACTTATAGTTTGAAATGGCAAATTAAAGGATTTGAAAATTATAAAGTTTCTCCATGTGGAAAAATATTTAATATGCTTAGAAATAAAGAAGTAAAAAGAGTAAGAAATGGCGGTAGTATAGGATTTTGGATAAAAGATAATTTCTTTACTTTATCTGAATTACGAAAAAAGTTAGAATTAATAAAAGAAACTGATTGCCCATTCTAAATATGAATTACGAAAGTACCATAAATGATATTTTAGATTCAGCTAATTATTTAATTTCTGATATTAAACCTTCAGCATGGGCAGAGAAAAATATTATTATGCCCAAGCCATTTCCTGGGGCATTGAGTTACCAAAAAACACCTTACACAAGAGAAATTATAGATTGCTTTGCTACTGATCATCCAGCGCGTGAGATAGCATTAATGGGAGCTGCCCAGTTCGGAAAAACAGCATCCATAATAGTTCCTGTTATCGGCTGGATCATAGAAAATGATCCTGGTAACATTATTATGACGGTGGGGCACGAGGATTTAGTGGAGGAAGCTATGAATAAGATTGATGCAATGTTGGATACTTCTGGTTTAAGGCGGCTAATTAAACCTAATGCCCAGCGTAAAAGACTACAAAAAACGGGGGATACTAACACAAAAAAGGAGTTTCCTGGAGGTTATTTAAAATTATCTACTGCTAATAATCCCAAAATATGGCGGCAAGCGGATTATAAATATGGATTATTGGATGATTATGAAGCGGTTCGTTCGGGTACAAAGATTGCAGGATCTACAAGAAATCTAATTCAAAAGCGATTTACCTCATATCATACATCCAGAAAAATACTTTATTCATCATCTCCAGAATTAGAAAATAATTCAAACATATTGGAGGTATATAAACTGGGAGATCAACGTAAATTTCTTATTCCATGCCCATGTTGCGGAGTATTCATTGAGTTAAGATGGAGTGTTACAACAAAAGATGAACAACAGGCTGGAATGGTTTGGCGATGTGATGATGAAAATAAATTAATTCCAGAATCAGTAGGTTATATTTGCCAGGAATGTTTTCAATTTTTTGATGATAAAAATAAAACAGAATTTGTAAATCGTGGATATTGGCAGCCAACCGCGAAACCATTTAGACCAGAATATGTTTCTTTCCATATGTCCTCATGGTATTCCCCACATGGAATGAGCGATTGGGAGCATTATGTTTATCAATGGTTAGAAGCCCATCCTCCAGGACAACCCAGGGATGAAGGAAAGTATCAAACATTTTTAAATCTTAATGCAGGAGAGCCATATATCCAGTCTGGAGAAACAATAAAGGCAAATCAATTACAAAAAAATATCCGTAATTATCCAATTGGAACGGTTCCAGAAAGCCTTTCATTAAAAGATGGAAATGGGAAAATAGTGTTATTAACCTGCGCTTGCGATTTGAATGGTAAATTAGAAGATGCCCGTTTGGATTATGAGATTCTGGCACATAGCGAAAGCGGATCTACATACAGTATTATACATGGCAGTATAGGTACATTTATTCCGAATGAAAGCGGTAAAAAAAATAAAGTAGATCGGGAACGATGGACATATGAAAATAATAAACAAAATAACGTGTGGAAAGAGTTCCATGCGGTAATTGATAAATTCTACGAAACCGATACTGGTAGGAAAATGAAAGTATTTATTACTGGAGTTGATACTGGTTATTGCGAATTACAGGCATTTACTTTTATTGATGGTAGTCCTAAATATGTTTTGGGTTTAAAAGGGGATAAGGAGGATAAATATATACGTTATGGTGTAGAATTACCTTCCTATAAGGTTGGTAAAAGTAGAAGTAAATTATATATGCTACGGGTAGGACAAATAAAAGATGATTTACAGGCATTAATCGGGTTACGTTGGGATAAGGGTAATGATGATGCCCAACCAGTTGGATTTATGAATTTCCCAACACCCAGCGAAGGAAAATATTTATTTGATAATTATTTCCAACACTATGAAGCGGAGGAAAGAATATTAGATGAGAAAGAAAATAGTTTTATTTGGCAAAAGAAAACCGCTAATGCTCAAAATCACTTATTCGATTGTAGGGTTTATAATCTGGCATTAAAAGATATATTGCTATTTGAAATCGCGCGCGAATATAAATTAAAATCGTATGATTGGAGCGAATTTTGTAAGCAGGTATTAGGAAAATAGGACAACCAATTTATAAATAAATTATTAATTAAAAAACAAAACCATGAAAAAGCTATTATGTATTTTACTAACAATTATTACAATACAATCGAATGCTGTTAATTTAGTTATTGTAAATTCATCATTTAATACTACGGATAGTATATGTCCAAACTCCCAACATTGGGTAGATGCAATTGTCCAGGGAACTTGGTCTTCTTCAGATCTTATTCGTATTTTCCTGAATGGGCAATCATCCAGTTATCAAATTTTATTGAATGTAAATTTTCAGAATTATTATTTCGCACTTCCAATTAATTCAGATAGCAGTAGAAGAATTTATTTTAACATGCCAACCAATCCACCATCAATTTCATTTGATATTTCATTAAATTTAGGGAACCAGGTATATGGTGTATTTTATCAATCTTGTATTTCGACTGCAATAAATGAATCGTTAAAAAGTGTACCCATTTTAACCGACATTATTTATTATAATTTGCAGGGACAAAAAGTAATTCCTACTGAAGAAGGAATTTACATAAAACAGGAAGGTGATATTAGGAAGAAAGTTTATATTTCGATGCCGAAATAATTAGGAACCTCTATTAATTTTTTATCGTAATCTTTTACATAAAATCCCTCTTTTACATTAGGGTTATTATAATCTATAAGCATTGTACCTCTTTCAAGATTATTTTTCGCGCTGGAATTTCTACATTTCCGTTCAATATCTTTACGAACCCAGCTAAAATGGTGCATATGGACAGGTAACAATGTTATTTCGGTGCAATTTATTGTACGAGTTCTATCAACATAA